ACGCTTTGACCAACAACAAAACCATGAGGGTTAACTGTCGTAACAGTTGCCGTTAAACTTGTTAATTCAGTTGCTGCAATATAAGCCTTGTTAAACCATAAATAGCCTTTGACTATATTTTCAGCAGCCTGACAGACCTCTTCAACAACTGAGTCTGAATATAAACTTCCAATGCCGAGTAAAGTTCTCAACTCTGCCGTGGTGATATATGTAGCCGCCAATTTTTAACCTTTCTTAAAGTAAAGGGGCGAAGGCTTCCAACGCCCCTTTACAGATGATTCCTATTTAAGGAAGTTTATGCTACTTTCCACAAGTACGAACCAGCAGCGACCTTTGTGGCAACTGCACCATAACCATAATAAGCAACTGAAATTTGACCGCTTGCAATTACATTAGTCTCAAGGCGGTACTTAGTTGACTCATACCATGTGTAAGAATCGGGATTAATAACAATCATTGTGTTATCGCCTGTTCCATCAGTTAATGCACGGGATACGCGAAGGTTTAATCCACCAATATTACCGCGGATATTTGTAGGAGTTAGATTGCCTGAAGCGTTTTGAGGATTGATTGTTTGTGTGAATACAGCGCGGTTTGAACCGTCAACTAATCCCATCAATGCACCCCATTGTTCAGGTGATACAACTATGTTAGTTGCAAACCCTAGTGTTCCTTTGTAAATAGATACTGCTGCATCTGAAATAAAATCTTGGATATTTGCTGCAGTTAGTGTTCGGTTTCCACCATCTGTACCATTTGTAATTAATGCAGTTCCAACAAAAGCGTCAGTTGCTGCTGCGTATTGATTTTCCATTTGGCGCACCAATTCCGAGAAGAACGCGGGCGAACTTCTATCTAGAATCTCAACTGAAAATTGCTGTTGTCCAGCGAATTTTTTGACAGGAACTGAAATGAAGGCAACATTCTGATCAGTATTTGATGGTGCTGCGCCTTCGGCTGTTTCTGCAACTGTTGGTGCTTGAGTTAATTTAGGAATTTCAAAACTCATGCCAGCATCAGGAAGCGCTGCTGAACTTACTGAATCAATAAACGGTCTATCCGCATTTGTAAGTGGATTAATTAACTCAGTTAATTGACGTGTAGGAACTAGACCTGCGTTGTCAGTTGTATCTGATGCGGCTGCAATGTATTGACGTGCTGCATCATCATTAAGGTATTGTGCGCGAAGTGTGTTCTCTAGGAATTTTTCCTTTGTAAACTCAAGACGTGGACGAGTATAAATTGGTGCTGCTACTGTTGGACGAGAGGCTTCAACCGCAGGGGTCTCTACTACCTCGGACGCAACAGGTGTATCAGGTGTTGTGTTTTCCACAATTGCCTCATTTTCTGTTTTGGTTTCGGTTGATTCTGCCTCTGCGTTTGACGCAGCGACTGAAGTTACGGCGGCACTTTGGAAAGCGGCAGCCTGTACTAGGCTGACTTCCATGAGTTTCGCTGAACTAACTCTATAAATGCCGTTGGTGTTTTTGCCCTTAAGAACTTCAACGCCAACGCTTAATCCTGATCTTAAATTTTCACTTGCCTCAATTAGGCTATCTGTTCCCTTAGTTGTGTTACTTACTTTAAACTCAGCATAAATTCCTGAATCATCTTGAGTAACATTCTTCATGCGACCAATTGGAGATTTAGGGTCATGCTCTAGTAATAACTTAACATTCTTAGGTTCATCAATTTGGATAGAACCTTTTTCAAAAATTACTCGCCCGACTGAAGTCTGACCAATTTCATTTTCAAACGGTACAATTTTGCCAGCAATGATACGACGAGACTCTGAAGCCTCTAAATCTGCACTAAAGTTAATTATTTCCATTTGGGCTTAGTTCTTCCATTTCTCTCGCTTGTTCTACGGTTATTAAATCTAACGCAAGCATTTTTTCAATTACTGCTAAACGCTCTAAAGGGTTTGCTCTTAAAAATCCTGAGTCCATGTCAAACGCTACAAATTGTGTTAATGGCGTTAGATCGTCCATACTTAGACGATTCTCTATTGCGGAAATGTAAGGCTGCAAAGATAGCGCGACAAACTGACGCCTTTCGTCTTGGACATTGGCGTATGTCATAGAATTATTTTGATCTGCTGAAATATAGTACGCAGGAACATTGCACAAACGCGCCAATTGACAAGCCATGTACTGCAATGAATCATTGTAGGTCATGTCCTTCGGTGAAAACGAAGTTGGTTGAAATTCTAAACTTGAAGTTAAATAAGCGGTTGATCTTTCAGCGCGACTTCTTCTCCATGCTGCTAATAATCCAGCAACTTCTTTTTCTCCAAGATCAGCGCCATTATTTTTTAATATTCCTGCTGGAGTTGGCACGGCTGCTGCGTTTGCTGCTGCTTTTTCTAAATCAATTGCCGCTCTCAAAATTCTTGAACCAGCATTAAGAATACCGTCAATTGGTGACTGGAAAGTGACGAGCGAGCCAATTCCGCTCATTGGTCTCTCAACTCCATCAACTGTATAAAAATCGACGAAAGTGTTTAATTTGTTTAATTGAACTTGAACTCTAGTGTTATTAACAAAATCAAATCTTGCAGGGCGATTATCGTCTTGGTACACCTCGGTTACTTCAAGATAACCTGTACCGTAAAAAAGTAATGCGTCAACTAAAGCGGTGATAATTATAGAATTAGGTGCAGACTTTGATAATTGATTTACCCAAGGTAAATTTGGTAATTCTTCTTTAGTTGCCTTGGAATATGTTTCTAATTCCATAACGCCGATAGTTGTTGCGATTAAATTGCGACAGCGCATTATTGCTGGCACACCAATTGCTTCCGCTCTACTTACTGATTGGAAGGGAGTGAATTGAGAATAAAAACTAAAAGGGTCTGTTACAACAGGTGGCGCTAACTGTGCCTTAATATCTGTTTTTGGTGTAAGTCCTACTAAATCGCGGAAAAATCCCATTAGATAATTATATCAGATATGTCAGACGAATATCTTAGGTATTGAGATTGGTTTGCTCAACATGTGGACAAGCATTGCGGTTGAAATTGCGGCGGTAACATCTCCAGCAGATTTTCTACGGATAATTCTCCAGCCTGAGTCATTTTGTTTACTTGCACAATTATTCATTGACATAACCCATTCAGGTTGACCTGAGTGAACTAATCTTAAATTGGAAAGCGCATCCGCTAATTCCCCACATGCCTGATAAAACGCCTGTCCACTAATATCAATTAGTTTATGACCTGATTGTTCAAGTTTTTGAGCAATAGAGGCGGTTGCGTACTTATCATAAGCAATTTGAACTGGTCGGTACTTCATTGCCCAATCATGGATTGAACTAGCCATTTTAACTTCATCAATTGCAACTTCAGAACTAAAGGTTTCCATGATGCCAACACCAATTTTGCCGTCAATCATTTGTGCGGCAACTAAAGCGCCTGATCTCTTACTTGGACTTACATCAAATGCCATTACCGTCATTGCACCTACTGGCAATATTAATTCTGATACAGAACAAGCCTCTATGCTTCCAAATGTCCAAGGTGATACCTGTGAATCAATCCACATACAAAGAGTTTCAGTTAAAGTGGCTTCAATTGAGTTGGTTGCAATGCTTTCCTCAATTGCGCTCTCAGTTACCGTATATCCAAGGGCAGGATTAGCCATTGCCCAAAATTTACGGTTTCTAATATCTTGCCTTGCAGCCAATGGTGCTGAATATTCCCAAAATCCAAAAGTCTTACTTGGATAATCCATTGCTCTTTCTCTTAAATCATTCAAGACCGTACTAAACGCATCTCCAGCGTTTGAGGTAAATAATGTTTGAGAATTAGGTCTTGCTCTAGTAATAGGTGCGGCTGCTTTAAATGCTTCTTCGCTTACCTCGCGTAATTCATCCACATATAAGAGGTCTGCCGACTTACCTCGACTTCCGTCGCGAGTTGCTGCCACAATTTCGTAACGAGCGCCATTAAGTAAAGTAATCGATTCTTGACCGTTGGCATATCTAATCTGTCTAACTTGCGCTTTTAGAAAGTCATTATCCTCAATTGTGTTAGCAACCTGCCTAAATGTATCTAATGCCATGTTTCTGTTAGATGACATTGCAATTATGTTTTTTTCGCCAAAAAGAAAGAGACCAGCCAAGATACGCATACGAGCAAGGTGAGTTTTGCCTTGTTGGCGTGAACATAGCAATAAATTGGTCTTTCTAGTAAATATGTTGTTTTCGTCAACCGAAAGCATGTCCGTTAACACATAATGTTGCCAAGGCAGCAAAGGCAGGGAAATTTTTTCAGCAAGATCGGCAACTTCAGCAATTCTTGATTTACCTTTCAATGCTGGAGTCTGTATTCGCGGTTTTGTGTTACCTAATAACGGTTTTTTCGCCGCCCCTCGTTGCGCTGGTTTACGCTTGGCTTTGATCGGTTTTGGGTTGACTGTCATGGCTTTTGAAAAGGCGACCAAGGTCGTGTGACCTGCGTCTCAGGGAGAGAAATGGAAAT